AACAGCTGGTATATTATTTGAATCGGCTACAGACATGGGTGCGCCAGGTGTAGACAAAATATATGGTCATGGGATGTTAAACATTAATGGAATCTTTGAGCCTATTGCTATAGTAGATGAGCCAGGGGGTGGTGATGATGGTGATGAGTGTGATGATACTGTAATCGTTATAGTAGATCCACCCGCAATAGGAACCCCCGGAGACGGTGTATGGTTTGATAGTAGGGGTAGACAACACATATCAGATTGTGTACCTACAGATGATGATGATGTGGTGATAACTAATCCGGGTACTACTATTGGTACGCCAGGTGATGGTGTATGGTTTGATAGTAGAGGCCGTAGTTACTTTGCAATGGAAGTGAATGGTGAACGTAGAGTACTCCGAAGAATGAAGGCGAGTTCAGTCTTGATACCAGCTGCTTCAGATTTGTCAGTAGTATTCTTTGACCGATATGGTAGAGATTACAAAACAAATGCCGCAAACTATCAGGGAACTCGTAGAGTTTCAGAGTTTATGGACTTGAATGATACAATGGCACTACAGTTTGTAGCCGGAGAGAACCCGAATTTCAAGATGAAGTTTGATGATATCTCAGTAGGTAAGAGTAGAACAATGGGCTTTGATAACAACCCGGTACTGGCTATGTTAGATGATGGAGCATTTATATCTAATGGTAAAGTGGGAGTGATGCACTCCGATACAGCTACTACTGCACTGTATAAGCCAGAAGATTGGTTAACTTTAACTTTTGTTAAAGAAAATGGCTTTTTAGGCTCGACAGGAGTGGGAAAGTATGATACAATATCTAGTACAGTTAAAAAAGATTACGGAATGTTTTTTGGATCAACAACTATGGCAGTATCAAAAGGTGAAGCAGCTGGTGGCATCGTCAAGATGTCAGATACAGTGACATCTCTTGCTTTTGAAACAGGCATGAAGATGGCAGTGAATGATAGACTGAACTGGCAGTTTAGTATCAGTCAAGACCTACAGCCAGTTGATGGTTCTATGAGTGTATCTTATGATAACAAACATGGTCGAAATGTTACACGCACGATAGACATGGAAGATTACAGAGATACAAAATTGATGTTTAAGATTAACTATACTTGGTAATATATTATGGAATTTATACACACAAATGGTTATGAACCCTTCCCGGAGTTGCCTGTACATAAACTCCACGGGATGAGGTTCTATGAGGCGCCAGATGGCCTCAAGTATCCTAGTATCACAACGGTACTAGGTAAACGGCCTGGGAAACAAGAAGGGCTACAACGATGGCGTGACCGTATTGGTGAAGAGCAAGCTCGTATTGTTTCTGGTAAGGCAGCACGCAGAGGTACAGTGTTTCATAACATAGTTGAAACCTATCTGAAGAACAGCGACATCAGTGATATGAAGTCTGAGCATTTCTTGGCTTGGCATATGTTTGGCGAGATCAAAGAAAGTTTAAACACTAAGATCACAAAGGTTGTTATGCAAGAGCAGACGATGCACTCACCAAAATATAAGGTGGCAGGACGTTGTGACTTTATAGGTGAGTACGAGGGTAAGTTATCCATCGTAGACTTCAAGACTACTACTACTGAAAAGAAAGAGGAGTGGATTGAAGATTACTTTATTCAGTGTGCGGCTTATGCAACGATGTTTGAAGAGCATACTGGTATGACAATAGAAAATATTGTTATTATGATGGTAGCTGAAAATGGTACAGTGCAGATTTATGAAAAGAAAACTGCTGATTATTTACCACTATTAGAGGAGATAATGGAAGAATTTTATCTGAACTTAGATTTAGATAAATAACTATGTGAAAGATACTGATGACGAATCATTAGTAGACGGGACGGACGCCGGGGCAGAACCGGCCACCTCCACCAACACTCGCACAGGCTACGATGGAATCTTTGAATTTCATAAGACTGTGCGAAGAATTGAAGAGGAACGTAGGATGGATTTGACAGGTAGAACTGTTCATGGAGTTATAAGTCCAAAGCCATCCTATTATTACTATACGCCCACTGAATGGAGTAGATTGGGAATGCAAGGAGCATTACCCGACGATAGAAACACCGAATTAAGGGGGGTGAATCAGGATCGACGTACGGACGAAGATGTTTCTGAGGAATCTGACACAAAAACATAAAAGCCAATGATGACTTTTATTTTAATGATTTTGCCTTAGCGGCATAATTTCATTCGGGGTATGAGCTCCACCTTGTTATCAAACGGGCTCATTTTTATTGAGGATTATATTATGGTGGAACAGAAAGTTACAACAAAGAGATTTGCTATTCTAATTGATGAGCTTGTAAGGACTAAGAACCTTACACATATGGAAGCAATTATATATTATTGTGAAAAGAATATGCTAGAGCCAGCTTCTGTAACTAAATGGATTGATAAGTGTTTGAAAGAAAAGATCCAGATGGATGCCGAGAAGTTAAATTACCTACCTAAAACATCACAGCTACCTTTATGACAGAGTTTGAAGCGTATTGCCAGTTCTTGGCACTCAAGCTCCATTTTACTACAGATCACTACGACTACTTTAAATATAATGGTAAGCATAATGCAACACCCGCAAGTTTTGATAAGAGGACTGATAAGAGATTTTTTAAAAGACTAGTAAGAAAAAATATCAATATTGTAGACTACTATGTGGCTAATCTTACAGCTGGTAAAGAATGGGTATCAGAGTTTGATGATAAGATATGGAAAGAGTGGAGTAGCCGTAGTCAAAGCATAGAATATAATTTTATCAATGATGCAGAAAAACTATTGACATTAGAGTCAGAATTTGATATAATATTTAATTGTGATAAGGGAAATCATCCAAAGTTACTAAAGGCATATCTATCTAAAAAGATTAGTTTAGATACTTTAGTAGTACTGGAAAAACTTTTGCATTATAGAAAGAGATTTGATAAAGAGATTGACGAGAATTATATTTGGCCAAAGGTGAGTAGACTTATAGAAAAGTATGAACCTTTTGTAAAAGCTGATATAATTAAATGTAAACAGATGTTATTAGAAAAGGCGACGGAGTTAAGAAATGAGTGAAGTACAAAAAGAATCTTATATAGATGAAGCACGGCGTAGAATTGCACATCTCTCCCATAAACTGGAAGAGGCGGATAAGAAGATTAAATCGCTGGAGTATGATAACGCAGAGTTAGTCCGGTGGACAAATGATACTTGTGTCCCTAGACTACAAGAATTAACTGATGAACTTGTGAACAAGTATAATCAAAAGAAGTACAGAAGTAAAACTGATTATCGTTGGAGGAAAGGCGCAACAGAATGAAAAAAGGCACCCGACTGTGGGCACACGGTTGGGGGAGGAAGTTGACATAATAATCTCCCTAGCAAGCGGAGATAATGTTGTGTGTCAGAGGTGGTACTCAGGCGCCTAGGGGAAACCCGATGGTGTCACATCAGCCGACAGGCTGGGACACAGTTCCGACGAAACTATCAGAACGGTAGTTTGCTGGTGTCGGTTGAAGGTGAACCCAAGTCCTTCCTTCCTCCTGCCCTCTTTTTTATTGTGGTCAAAATCAACTTTCCAAACAAAAGTTAGGGGTCGGAAAGCGGCAAGAAATTTTTTGACTGAAACCTTTTTATGAATATTACAGAAATTATAGAGGAGCACGGTTTGGGTAAATCAGGCATGATATATCGACGAGGCCAACAGATCGTGTTGGAGAATGAAAAGACTGGTGAGCACGTTGCTGTAAAGGTCGTGCAGTATGATAGTATGCAGGGTTGGCTAGCTGAGAATGGTGAAGGTGATTGGCAGTGGTATCACGAAAAAGAAAATCAGAAATGGCCTGAAGGTACTGAGTGTTGGAAATATATTAAAAAGGTAGGAACTTGATATGACACAAAAATTTGAGTATGTATGGCTTGATGGTTACAGAGTGGAGACTTTGACTGATGACTAAGTACGTTATTAGGACAGTTGAATTAGTTAAGAAAGTATACCTTATTGAAGCTTATTCTAAATCAGAAGCGTATGATAAACTTATTGAGATGGGTCCAGAAGATGCTGTAGAAAGTGAAGTGTTAGGGGACCATATTTTCCATGAAGAAACTATTAATGAGTATGAATACAATAAAGAGTGGCAGCCCAAAACTAAACAAGAAGATTGGGTAGATCAAGGGAAATTAGGAACAACAGGTGATAGATTGAAAGGACCTGCATTAAATGTAATGGAGGACGACTTAGACGATCTTTATAGAGATGACTAACGTAACACTAATAGATTCGATGGGAAATGATTTGTCTGTAGCTAATGCGGCAAGAGTATCCTTTAACAAAAAATCTCAATGGGAAAAATTTATACCATCTCAAGGTATTTTAGAACTAGCTGAGGGAGATAAGAAACTGATTCGTTATTTAGCGAAACATGGACATTGGACTCCCTTTGGACATTGCACATTATCATTTCACATTAAGGCACCTATATTTGTTGCACGGCAGTTAGTCAAGCATCAGGTAGGTCTTGTATGGAATGAAGTGAGCCGAAGATATGTAGATGATGACCCAGAGTTTTGGTATCCAGAACATTGGCGAGGTCGTACTGAAGATAAAAAGCAAGGTTCGTCTGATGATACTGTTGATTGGTTAGGTAGAGGAGAACGAACAGGAGGGCGTGTAAGAAAGACCTGTGAGTTAGCTATGCATACATACAAAACCTTATTAGAAGCCGGTGTAGCGCCCGAACAAGCCCGTATGGTACTACCACAGAACACATATACAGAGTGGTATTGGACTGGTACTTTATATGCCTTTGCTAGAGTATGCAATTTAAGATGTAAGGGCGACACTCAAGAAGAAACTAGAAATGTTGCTTGGGAGATCCATGATCTTGCAAAAGAAAAGTTTCCTGTTTCGTGGCCAGCGTTGTTTTATGCTGCAATAGGAAAAAGTGATGGCTAAGAAAGAAAAATTAAGAATGGTTAAAAAAGGTGATGAGGAGAAAAAGAAATGAAAGTAGGAACAGCAACAGCCCAAGGAAAGTCCGTAAATGAGTGGTTTGTTTTTCCAAAGGCAATACCTAAAAAGACCTGTAATAAAATAATAAGGTTGGGTAA